GCGGGAAACTAAGAGAGGCTGCGATTTATTGGGCGTCCGGCGGCGTAGAAGTCGAGGATAAAACCAATGATGATGCAGCTGCTTTTGGAATAACTCTGCCAAAGCCAAAGCCAAAGGAATCCACGGATTTTGAGGTTTGGGAAGAAAACTGGGATGCCGTCATCATGTTTCTGCGACTGCAAACCCAGTGGCAGGTGTCAATGAGTGGATATGTCGGATTGAAATATGAGGTACTGCTAGGTTCCGAAGGCTTGTTTGGCCTCTACAATGTGGAGGATCGTAGAGACATGCTTGAGCGCCTTCAGATAATGGAGGCGGCAGCCCTAAAGGAACTCCGGAAACGCTCTGATGGCAAAGGCAATTGACACTCTTTCCATCAAGCTTGATTTCAAGGCGGGATCTGGCTCTCAGCAGATAATTGACAAGATTGGAAATTCAATAAAAAATTTAAAAGTAATAGCAGGTCAGACGGGACCTTCTGTAGAAAAAGTAAGAAAATCAATAAACGATTTTGCAAAGCAAGGAAATAGAAGCATTAGCACGATTGAAGGGCAAGTCACAGCCTTAAGGGCTTTAAGAAGAGAAGCAGATATAAACAGCAAAGAGTTCAAAGAGCTAACTGCTGACATTGCAAAATATGAAAGACAGCTAAACAAGGCTCAAGGTCGAAGAGGTGGTGGTGCTCGTCAAGCAACACAGATAGCTGGTGCAGTCATTTCTGGCGGAATCTTTGGTGGCCCAGAAGGCGCAATCGGCGGCGCGCTGGGTGCCTTTGGCGGTGTGCAAGGAGCTTTTGCTGGTGCTGCAATTGGTGCTCAAGTTGGTGGTATCAGGAAAGCTATTGGGGCAGCAGCTGACTATGCGGCGCAAATCCAAAAGCTAGAAATTGGACTGAGGGGCGTTGTAAGTAGCGAGTCTGAATTTCACCAAGCGATCGCAGCAGCAAATTCCGCCACAAAGGATTTTAATATTTCAGCTGTTGATGCAATCAGCGGCATCACCAAACTTTCGGCGGCAGTTATTGGAGCGGGAGGCAATGTAACAGATGTGGAAACTGTCTTTAGAGGAATTAGTGCTGCGGTTCTTGCGACCGGAGGTAGTGCAGATGATGTGAGAGCTTCGATCACTGCGATGGTGCAGGTGTTCTCCAAGGGAAAAGTAAGCGCAGAGGAACTTTCTGGGCAGCTCGGCGAGCGTTTGCCAGGAGCAGTAGTCCGCTTTGCCAAAGCCGCTTTTGGGACAGGCCCTGAAGCAATGCAAAAGCTGCAGAAGGAGTTGAAGGCAGGCACGGTTGGGCTGAACGAATTAATGCTTTTCGCTTCTGATACAGGACTTGAGTTTGAAGATCTTGCTAAAAAAATTGCGTCAAGTTCTGCTTCAGCCGGGGCTCGGCTTAACATTCTTGTAGATGCTTTTAGGCTTGAGCTAGGTACTGCGATACAGCCTATCGGTGCTCAGATTCAAGATTTTGCTGGAGAAGTACTTGTCGAGTTCAAAGACGAGATTATCGCTGTAGTAAAAGAGCTTGGGAACCTTGTACTAGGACTTCTTGCTTTAGCTAAGTTTGTTGGTGACAACAAAGAAATAATTGGATTTTTTGCAGGCTTAGCCTTAAAAATCAAAGCAGCACAATTAGCTATTGCAGCTCTCGCAGGAATTAAGACATCATTTGCTGGAGTGGTCGCTGCGGGGACTAGCGCCAAGATCACGGGAGATGTAGCTCAGACTTCTGCGGGCAAAGTGACAATGCTCAAGACCGCATTAAGCGGTTTATTGGGAATTGGGATAGTAACGGTAGGCATCCATTTCATAACTAAAGGCTTAGGGGATTTAGCGGAATTTAATCGAAAGGTTGAAGAAATCAATGAGGGGATAAAGAATCCAGCTGCTCAATTCAAGGGCATGACTAGGAAGCAAGTTGAAGAAAAGCAGTCGGAAATGAGGAAAGAAGCTGCTGAACTGCGAGCGCAGATTGCGGAAGATCAAAAGCCGGACAGCAGCGCGGCTGCAGGACTAAGGCGACTTATACCCTCAAGCCTTCTCCAGCTGGCTGGTCAAAAGACTGATTTGGATGTAACAAGAGAAAAACTCTTGCGACCAGGCCTCCTAAAAGAACTTGAAGAGGCTATTAATGTTGACGCTTCTCAGTTTGCAGACAAGCCAAAGCCCACTGTATTTAACCCCTTAAATCCTGACAAGCCAGGTGGATCAGGCGGGACAAAGCCCAAAGACATATCGAAAGCAAGAGCCGACGCATTAATCGCTGCTAACAATCTTAGGCAAAAGGGTGTACAGCTTACTAAGGAAATGATTTTGGCAGCAAAGAATGCTGCGCTTGCAGACGCTGAGTCTTTACTTCCTCAAAAACAACGAGTAGAAATCAACAAAATCAACGTAAAAGCTGCTAATGATATTTTCGCGTTGGAGAAGGCAAACAGGAAGCAAGCAGAAGATAAGATCAAAAAAGAACAAGAAAAAGCAAAAGCCTTAAGTGAAATCAAGTTAATAACAGGAGAGATCACTCAAGAGGAATTTGATCAAGAGAAAATTAGGGAACGAGCTATTGAGCTAACTAAGTTGTTTCCTGGGGAGCTTGAAAAAGTGCGTTCTGCCCTCGAAGAAGCAGCAAGTCCTTTAGGCAAGTTCAAGAAAGGATTAAGGGATGTCTTTGAGTCTGCAATGGATGTGAAGACTGCCTTGGCCGAGGCTGGGGTTCAAGCTATCTCTAGCTTTGGTGACGCTATCGTCGACTTTGCGGTAACAGGTAAGGCTGCTTTTGCAGATATGACAAGATCAATATTGCAAGATTTAGCCAAGATATTCCTTAAAGCTGCACTGTTCAAAAGCATCTCTCTTATCCCAGGAGTTGGCAGCTTCTTGGGCTTGGGTGCGGCGAATGGAGCCGTTTTAGGTAAGAACGGGATTGTGCCTTACGCCTCTGGTGGAATCGTTGATCGTCCAACTTTCTTTGAATACGGCAAAGGCGGTGCAGGTAATTTTGGAGTGATGGGCGAGGCAGGTCCAGAGGCGATTATGCCTTTGAAGAGAGGGCCTGGTGGTCGTCTTGGCGTTGAAGTAACGAACCAAGGCGGGGCTGTAGAAGCTATGAATCGCTATTCGCGAAGAAGAAGTGGTTCCTCTTCTGGCGGATTGGAAGCACTAGAAAGCCAGATGGGCGAAGGATCCTCAGCAACAGCACCAATCGACGTTCGCTACACCGTGGAACGTATCAACAGCGTTGATTATGTAACCGCTGATCAGTTCCAGAGTGGAATGCAAAGTGCAGCGGCACAAGGCGCACAACGCGGTGAACAGAACACGCTAAAACGATTACAGATGAGCGGTAGCACTCGCCGGAGGCTAGGAATGTGAGCCAGTACGCATTTGGTCATGCCACTCGAATTAAGCGTCGCAGCCCATCAACCGGCAATTTAGAAACGCTTTACTTCTTCCAAAACTTCTACATCAACCAAGAGGCTACTTACGACAGCAGCAAATATAGTTTCGTGCCGTTTGGGTTTTCAGGCGTAACCGTTAATCGCACTGGTGACGGAATGGAGGCAGTCTTAGTATTCCCCAACAATGGGCTGTCTCGCGGTTTTGCTGATCAAGCTATTGATCACAATTGGATTGTTGAGGTTGATGTGTTGATCTTGGATGCTGACAACTCAGCCGGGGCTCATCAAAAGCTGCACTCGTTCACGGGGCAAGCTGTTGGCGGACAGTGGGACAACGTATCGCTAAACCTAAAACTCAGCTCAGTGCTGGATGCTGTTGGAACGGACGTACCAAGGCGTTCATTGACGCAACGATTAATAGGCAACCTACCTGTAACCAATAATGTCCGACTGCAGTGATTTAATTGGGATGCCGTACCGCTTAGGCGCTGACGGCAGCGATGGTCATATCGACTGCATTCACCTTTGCTACAAGGCTTTAGGGCACATCGGCATTGACCCGCCACCGTTTAAGCAGTCCTGGTACGAAGCTGGCAAGTGGGAAGTGTCTCGTGATTTATTGAAGTGGGGTTTTCGGGTCAAGAAGCCTGAGTATGATGGGGATATTCTGCTGCTAGCGGAGAACTCTTGGACTTTCGCAGTGACATGGGAAAAGGGCATTCTTTATATTCAGCCAAAAACCGAAAGGGTGCAGTGGTCTTCGGTCCAACTGTTTACGACGTACCACTGCTTCCGTACGAAAAGCAGTTAATTGAAACGATTGGAATTACAGAAGAAGAATATCAACTATTTGCGGCTGAAGTAAGGCGGCGTGGTTACACAAGACCTGCTGAATATGATCATATTCCTGACATTCAAAACGCAATTGTATTTGCTCCTGCTGCAGGTCTTGCAGCCAGTGGTTCGGGAGCATTGCTGGCTGGGGGAACCGGGAAAACAGCAGCGGCTGTAATTCTCACCAATGTAGCTGTTGGTCTTACTTTAACTGGTATCGCTTATTTGCTGACACCTAAACCTAAAGAGCAAGCGGCATTTGGAAGAAAAGAACTTGACAGTACTTCTGGGACTAGTCGATACACGCCATCCCGAGGTTTTGATACTTTGGCGGAGTTAGGTGAATACGCTTCTCCTATTCCGTTAGTTTTCGGTTTATACCGTGAAGGCTATGGCGGTGGAATGCTCGCGACACCAAAGCTGATCTGGTCTCGGATGTTTAGCCATGGAACGCAGCAACGAGCCAAGCTGTTGTATGTCGTTGGCGAACAAGGCGTTGATAGATCAAATGGTATTGAGCCACCTGAACTTGAGGGTATTTTTCTCGGCAACAATGCTCTTGACCCTGTTTTTGAGGATGCTTTTGCTTTTTATTGGAAGAAGCATTCTGGTGATCAAAACAACCGAAGAGTTCGTGACACTAATATTTTGTATGGCACAAGAGCGGAAGCGTCTTCAGGCGACCCAGATAACGCTATCAATGGCGAAGTTTTTTACGCTCCAACTGGCGATGAAATCAACGCAGTAGGTCAATTTTGCCACGCTTATACACCGGCAAATAGCACTCAGTTTGGTGTCTTTGAGCCGATTGCAAATGGCAACGCCTACCGTCCAAATTATCGTATTGTTAGCATTCCCGAGGACGGTTACAAAGAAGGGGCAGGAAAACGTGCAGCCACAAGAAAACGCATTAAATTTGCCGGACTTAGTTTTAATAATCCTGACAACTTAAGTGGCAAAGTGCTTCTGCAAAAAGTTCGGAAGAAAGGCCAGGCAGGTGCTGGCAGAAATTACAGCCCACGAATGGGAATTGTCCGAATTACTCGAAGCAATGGGTCAGTAGAAACAACAACCGGCGATGACCTTCAAAAAGTAGTGGCCGTATCAGTTGGCGACAAGATTGCTTTTGTAATTAGTACCACAAGCATCGACAAAGACCTCTACAAAAGAGACGATATTGGGGAAAGTGTTGCTGATATAAACAGCACGGTCGAGTCAATGCAGCTTGCGGCTGATGATGCAATGCAGGTCGGTGAACAGTTTGCCATCGCTGGAACGATATGGAAAGTAACCCATAGAAAGCTGGAACGGTTTAGCCCTGGCGGAGAAAACGCTGTAAACGACAATCAAGAAATTAGTCTTGAGTGTATTAATACTGATGAATCACAATTTAATCTAATCGGGATAGTAAGTCTTTCAAAAGTTGTAGAGCCAAGTCAAGACTTTATTGGTGATGATTTTCCAGATGGGCCCCCAGCCTCAATTGGTGAAGGCTTTTATCCAATCACTAAAGTTGCATCCGCAACAGTCAGGAACAACCGACCTGCAGTCGTTACTGAAATTGGTTTAAAAAGCACTGTCTTTCAAAAACTAAACGGCCTTTGTGCTTTTAACAGTCTGCCAACTCCTGACGAGTTAAACAATTTAGACAAAGATAACATTCAGGTATCAAACGGAACAATTACCGCAAACATTATGCGGTCAACTGTTTTCCGTGTATTTGTGCGTAAGGCAGGAGATAGCAACTCTTCTTTTGCTGTTATACCGATGTTCTTCTTGATTCGCGGAAGCCGTCCGGTTGCACAGTACAACTTTATTCGTTTTGCGTTAGCCCCAGGCCAAGAAGCACAAGAGCTTGAATTTAAGTTTGTGCAATTTCCTGGATCGGAGATGCGTAGGCTCCCTGATACCGAAACCTTGATGGATCTATCTCATTCTGTATCTGACCAGTCAACAAGCCTCGAATTTCGCACCTTGTCGGTTGATGGCATTGGATCGATGACGATAGGAGTTAGCGGCAAGCAAATTGCAAAAGGGTCAATTACTAAGAACAAAGAATTTATGCGAGAGCCTCAGCTAGTTCCTGGCACAGGTTCAAGCACGTTTCCCGACAGCGTTGTTCGCGTTAGTAACGCTCCAGCGCCTGTTGCTGGCACGGAAGCCAAAG